TTGGTCATTCTCATCAATATATATTGTTTGTACTGGATAGAGCACAATATATTAATAATTATGTAAAATTCAATGCAATTTTAATTTGCATTATATGCACCATAATTATATATCAAAATTGTCTTCATTGATTTATACTTGCGTTATAGTTTCATTACTTTATTACTTTATTACATCATCTAATACTAAATTTGCGCAATTTGTTACAGACGATGGCGAAGTCGTACTTGTAGATAAATCTTTCGCACTTGATGTTCTCCTAATATTTTGTTCTAAATATTTTGATAAAGTATAGTTTGCATTATCTAATTTTTGGATAATCATAGTGACAAATTCGTCGGTCAATGGTCCTTGTTGTGTATATACATTTCCATTAGGAAAACGATGCGGAGAAGGTCTATTTGAAGAAGATTTATTAGGAGAAATTTTTTGAGTTGTTTTTGGAGATTTGATTGAAGTAAATATTGGAGATGAAGATAATGATTCTGATGTACTTTTGAAAGAATCGCTTGATTTTAGAGGAAATTTTGACATATATTGTAACTGTTTTGCATTTTCTTCTTTATTTATATGCAAATGTGATGATTCATTTATTCTGTATATGTTTGATTTATACATAAAAAGTATTGTTTTTAAATATTCAATGTATTTTTCGATAGGTGTATGTGTATTGAAAATAAATTTTTTACCAGATAATGAATATTTTAGTTTTTTGAAGAATGACATATCAATATATGCTGCATTAACAATATTGTCCATCGTCAATTTAAGTTCATCTGATACATGATAATATTTCATGTAACAAATATTATTGATATTATTGATATTATTGTTATCATCATCTATTACAACTCTGTAATTACAACTTACATTTCTGACAAACCATTTACGAAAACTTTTATTACCAACTGGTGGTGACCCAAAAGTATAACACGAAACTATATACATATTTCTATATTTTTCTGCAAGTGTTCCACTAACAACAGTTGCAATCGCACCTGCTACACCATAGCCTGATACAAATATTTTTTTTATATTATGATTTTTATCCAGATTTAATATATAATAATTCAATTTTTCTTCAATCGAAATAAATGCATTATATACACCAGTGTGAATATACATATTATCTTTGAATTGTGTTAATTTATTTTTCGCATTATAATCCATTGTTGAATGAATTCCTATGTAAATTATGTTACTATAACCAAATATGTAACATTTCAAGTGTTCGTTTTGGATGTAACACATGTCATTATTGACGATTAGTTTGATAATATCACTAAATGTATCATTTGTGTCGTTTATTGATTTTATATCATTTGGTGATAATGCTGATAATTTAGATATCAACGCATTTCTATGTAACTCTTTTAATATGATATGATTCATAATTAAGACGATTATATGAAATTGTTACTTTATTTAGAATATTGGTATCTGCAATATAGGAATATAAAATTTGCATTTTGTAAAAATAATTGGTTGGTTTTAATTGATTTAATTGCTGTAAGCAAGACCACCCATACCCGATAGAATACGGAGGACATTGTAGTTGACTGAGAAGACAGATACATTACCAGCTATAGTGGATGACATTGAAAGTATGGCGGTGTCAATACGGGACATATTGAGGGTGCCAGAAGGTTGGTGTTCCTCGGGTTTGAGTGCAAAGGAATAAACATTGATACCAGGGTGGTATTTGTCAGGAGTACATTCGTGATGTTGATAAGGTTGTACAGATGAGAAATAAGTTCCCTCGCGTTCAGCGAAACGGTCATTGCCATTAAGTTGAATTTTAGCCATGGCGACAGGATTAGTAGCATCAGAGTAAGTGTTATTAGTTGATTTAGAGAAGTTATTCCAGTGAGGAATTGTATCATCATCGGTCTTCTCGGGATGCACGAACCAGATAAGTTCTTTGCAAGGATGGTTAAAAGTCATACGAACACTCTTCATTGCACCAGTGCTTGAAGCATCAATGCTATCGGCACCATTGAATTGAAGTTGTTCAATGAGATATTCGTGGGAAAGTTGAGCGAAACGTCTGCGTTCATCGGTATCAAGGAAGATGTAATCAACCCATAGACCAACATCGTGTAATTCAAGGTGTGCAGCATGGTCATTATTAACGACCATTTCATTTTTGCTGGCATATGTCATGTTGAGTTTAACTTCGTGATATTGAAGAGCGATAAGAGGAAGGGCAAGACCAACGTTGCGACAGAACCAGAATTCAAGTGGAACATATACCTCATATGATTTTTGAGCAGCTAAGGAAACAGCAGAATTGGTGGAGTTTCCACCTACCATGGCGTGGTAACCAGCTTTCTTGCCAGCGGTCATGGAAAGTTCGTTCCAGACATAGAGCCATTCTGAATAATGCTTATCAATTCTCTGGCCACCGATTTCAAGCTCAATGGTCTTGAGTAATCTCTGTCCGAAATAGGGAACTAGGTCAATATTATTAGGGACGGCATCAATATCATTAACAGCATTCACAGTCAAACTAAGAGAGCGTGTTGACTCATCTTCAATCGCAATAACGGGAGTGACAATTAAAGTACTTGATGTAGTAAAACCAGAACCTCCCTCTGTAATAGTTACAGTAACTGTGCTATCAGCAACATTTACTGTTCCTTTTGCGGCAGTAGTACCACCTGTTATAGATATCTGAGTATTATTTGTATAACCACTCGGTGTACCTGTTACATCTACTGACGTTAGAACACCATTAATAGCACTTATAGCAGTAGCTTTGTTTTTGATTTTGCCATTGAAATAGATGCGGTTGATTAAATCACCATTGCGAGTGATGAGGACACTTACGGATGAACCGAAGTTGTTATTGCCATTGAAAGATTGTTCGATGGATTCCATAGCGAAGTTAGTGTGGCGACGGTATACAACCTTGAAAAAGGTAATCTGAGGATTACCGGTTAAGTAAACATCTTGTGCGCCATAAGCGACCAGTTGAAGAAGACCACCACCCATTTATGTTATATTCTTTATACTATAATAGGAGAAAAAAAATGAAATTATTTTTATAAACGTATTGCTGTAATACTATATTTAATTTAGTTACTGTAAGCGATACCACCCATTCCAGACATGATGCGGAGAACATTGTAATTTACGGCATAGATATTGAGATTATATTTGGAAAGGTCACCAGCAGCAATATCATCATTCATATTGATGTTAAGAACGGCAGTGTCAATACGGGACATATTGAGAGTACCTGATGGCTGGTGCTCTTCGGGTTTGAGTGCAAAGGAATATACATTGATACCGGCATTCGCAGGAACATTTTCGTGATGTTGGAATGGTTGTACTGTGTTGAAATAAAGTCCATCACGTTGAGCAAAACGGTCATTGCCATTAAGTACAAGTTTAGCATTTCCAATAGGATTGATTCCATTTCCAATGGCAGATGTAGAAAGTTTAGTAGCAAGAGCATCTGAAGTAACATCGTCATCAACAAGTTCAGTTCCAAGAGTATAGTTCATCCAATTTTGGGCTTCATCAGTACGTCCAGATTTAGTAACTACCCATACGAGTTCTTTGCAAGGATGATTGAAATTGAGTTTTGGTTTGATATATCTGTTGCTGACGGCTTCTTGGCCAGTGAATTGAAGTTGTTCAATGAGGTATTCGTGGGAAAGTTGAGCGAAACGTCTGCGTTCATCGGTGTCAAGGAAGATGTAGTCAACCCAGAGAGAGGCACCGAAAGAAGCAGTTGGTGCAGCACCACAGTTAGCAGCAGATTCAAATGAAAGATTAATCTTGACTTCGTGGTATTGAAGAGCGATAAGAGGAAGGGCAAGACCAACATTGCGGCAGAACCAGAATTCAAGGGGAATATATAATTTGTTATTCATTTTTTTACCGCCATATGCCCCAACCATGTCATTGTATCCTTCTCTCTTAGATTTAGGAAGAGAAAGTTCGTTCCAGATATACATCCAGTGAGAATAATGTTTGTCAATCTTTTGACCACCGATTTCAATCTCTACAAAATTAATAAGACGAAGACCAAAATATTTGGCTAGATCATCAGTGGGAGTTAAATCAACAGATAGATATACACGGTGGATTAAATCACCATTTCTGGCAATAGTACTGGTTACACGCTGACCATAGCCGGGAGTACCGTTGAATGTTTGTTGGATAGCTTCAATAGCGAAGTTAGTGTGACGGCGATAAACGGCCTTGAAAAAGGTAATTTGAGGATTACCAGTTAAGTAAACATCTTGTGCGCCATAAGCGACCAGTTGAAGAAGACCACCACCCATTTATGTTATATTCTTTATACTATAACAGGAGAAAAAAAATGTATTATATTATTTTTATATTTTATATGTTACGAAGTTTTGCATTATTTTATATTTAGTTGCTGTAAGCAAGACCACCCATACCAGACATGATACGGAGGACATTGTAATTGACAGCGAAGATTTTAGCGTCTCCATCAGCAAGTGCGGACATAGATAATTGAGCGGTATCAATGCGAGACATGTTAAGGGTGCCAGAAGGTTGGTGTTCCTCGGGCTTAAGGGCGAATGAATATACATTGATGCCTTTGTTTGAGGGAATATTGGTGTGATGTTGATAAGGTTGAACATAATTGAAATATGAGCCATCACGTTCGGCAAAACGGTCATTGCCGTTAAGTTGAAGAAGAGCTTTGGTGATAAGATTTTTGCCAGAAGGATAAATTCCATGTCCATTAATATTGGTATTTACACTAGTGCTGTTAGTATAGTTATACCATTCAGAATCTGATTTTTTAGCGACCCATACTAATTCTTTGCAAGGATGATTGAAACTAAGTCTGAATTTATTTCCAGATGTTTTGAGATTTTCACTTGAGTATTGAAGTTGTTCAATTAGATATTCGTGG